AAGAACAACTTTTGGTTACCAGATGACCCCGAAGAATACTTAAATTTACAACCTGAATTAATATGGACAGATGGTGCTGATATAAAATCACACACAAATGCCAAAGGTAGTGAGATATGGAATGCATTAAGAACTTTCTTATCTACTATGAAAAACAATAGTAATATTGGTAGAAATCTAAACTTCTTAGTAAGAGATAAAGTAACACAGAAATATCTTGGTGTTATCTGTATGTCCTCAGACTTCTTAGACCTTACACCTAGAGATGAATATATTGGTTGGGAACGAGAAGCCAAGACACAAAGAATGATTAATCACACTTGCATTGGTAGTACAATTGTACCAATACAGCCGCTTGGATACAACCTGGTTGGTGGGAAACTACTAGCTTTGTTATGTTTGAGTGATACTGTAGAGAAAACATGGGAACACCAATATAAAGATAAACTAGTGGGTGTTACAACCACAAGTCTATATGGTAAGACAAAGACTATACCATTATCACAATATGATAGACTAAAGAACTGGAAGAAAATGGGTTGGACTGCTGGTTCAGTATCATACGAGCCAGAAAAAACGACCAATACCATGATACAACAATGGTTGGCAAAGAACCACACATACAAATTCTTTGAATGGTATGTTGCTAAAAAAGACAGTGGTCAACCTCATAAAAGAGACCATAGAAATAGAAGTAGAGCATTTACATACAGTAAACTAGGTGTAGATAAGAAACTACAGAAATCAGAACACGCTAGAGGTATCTATTTTGGTGAGTTATTTACAAATACAAGAGAATTTTTACGAGAAGAAGTAAAAGAAGATAAACTAGTAAGAAAATTCGATAATTCGGTAGAGGCCTTGACCGATTTATGGAAGAACAAGTATGCTAAGAAAAGACTTAGGTCTTTAAAAGAACAAGGTCGAGTTTCAAAAGAAACACATTTTTATGACGACATTATCTATTTAAATTGGGAAGAGACCAAAGCAAAATATTTGGGTGATGTAGGTCGTTAAGGAGATAAATACAAATGAATTTCAATGAGTATCAGAAATTAGCTAAGACAACGGCTATCTACGACAAGAAACACCAGATTTTATATCCAGCGTTAGGACTTGCCGGCGAAGCAGGCGAAGTGGCGAATAAAGTAAAAAAAATAATTAGAGATGGATATGAAAATAATAAAGATTATAGGGCAGATATTGGGGCAGAAATCGGTGATGTACTCTGGTATTGCGCTGTATTGGCTAGCGATATTGGCCTTGAGCTTTCCGACATTGCTGTTAGCAATACAGTAAAGTTAAAAGACAGAATGAACCGTGGTGTCATTGGTGGCAACGGTGACAAAAGATGACACAGAAGATTGTTCTAGTTACTGGAGGGTTTGACCCTCTACATTCAGGACATATCGAATACCTGAAATGTGCCAAAAACCTAGGCGATACACTAATAGTAGGACTAAACTCAGATGATTGGTTGACCAGAAAGAAAGGTAAACCATTTATGAGTTGGTACGAAAGAGAACAAGTATTGAGAAACCTAGAAATGGTTGATAATGTATTCCCATTTGACGACCATGACGATACTGCTATCGAAGCAATCTACAAAGTTAAGAACCTATTTAAACAATCAGATGTTATATTTGCAAATGGTGGTGACAGAAACGAAGAGTCCACACCTGAAGCAGAAGTATTCAAATCAGACACATGGTTAAGTTTTGTATATGGTGTTGGTGGTTCTGAAAAGAAAAATTCATCATCTAGTATCTTAGAGAGTTGGTCTAATAACCAGACCGAGAGGCCATGGGGATATTATAGGGTCATCCATAACGAACTAAACATAGTAAAAGTAAAAGAATTGGTGGTTTTACCAGGCGAAAGATTGTCTATGCAAAGACACGATAACAGGTCAGAACATTGGTTTATTACAAAAGGTGTGGCCACCGTATATACAATTGGTAGTGGCAATACAGATGTGGAACTTATGGGAGAATATAAGATGTTTGATAATCTACATATTCCTAAAGGAGAGTGGCACCAGTTGACCAATGAAGAACATGTACCACTTAAAATCTTAGAAATCCAATACGGATCCGACTGCTCAGAAGACGATATTCATAGAAAATAGCTGCGACAAGCTGTACTTTTTATAACTTTTTTTCGTAGATAGTCGGAAACCGTTACCAGGTAACAAAAAATAATTCAAAAAAAAGCGAATAAACGCTTGCCATTTGGATAAAGTACCTGTAGGATGGACACATAAGATGAAAAAGGACACAAACACTATGAAAAAAAACACTATCAATTTAGAAGTCAAATCAAATCTAGCAAAATTACTTGCTACTGAGAATATTACAATTCAACATAACAAAGTTGCTACTGCTTCTTTCGATGTAAAGAACAGAGTATTAACATTGCCTATTTTCGAAGAGCAAAAAGGTGATGTCTATGATATGTTAATTGCTCACGAATGTTCTCATGCCCTTTGGACTCCATATGAAGAGTGGGAAGGCATTGGTTCTTCTGAGTTGAGGTCTTATGTAAATGTGTTAGAAGATACTAGAATTGATAAGTTAATTCAAGCTAAGTATCCTGGTGTTGTGAAAAACTATATGAATGGTTTTGAAATCCTTGAAAAAAAGAATTTCTTTGGTCTTAAAGGTAAAAATATTAATACTGACCTTATGATTATTGACAAGATTAATCTAAGGTCTAAATCTCTAAACAGATTGCCTTTTGACTTCAATGACCAAGACAATGAATGGTTATCTAAAGTTGATGCTCTTGTTACCTTTGATGATGTTCTTAAACTTGCTAATGAAATGTTGGCATGGCAGAAAGAACAAATTGACCAGATGCAAAAGTTACCTAATTTCGATGACTTAGAGATTGCACAAAATTATGACTTATCAGATGAAGATGATTTTGATGATGAGAATGACCAAGATGGTTCAGATGCTGACGGTGACGGTAATGATGCCGATGAAAAAAATGATTTCAATAACTTTGGTGACCATGACAACAATCAACCTGACAGTGAAGAGAAATCAGAAGAAAAAAGTAAATCTTCTAGTGCTTCTAACAAAACTGGTGATGATGATGTCGAAGATGGTGATGACACACCAAAAACTTTTGCTAAAGGTTCTGATGGTAGTAAAGAATTACCAGCTCTTAGAGCAATTACAGATGATGCCTTTGAGAAAGCAAAAAGTCAGTTACTAGACAAAGGTGCTTCAACATATCACTATGCTACTATGCCTGATGCAAACCTTGATAGTATTATTTCTTACAAAGAATACTTCAAACTGATACAGAAACAAAGAACTCACTTAGGTAGTTATTCTTATAAAGATGCCAAGTATATGACTTTCTTAAAAGCAGAATACAAAAAATTTCAGAATGATAACAAGAAAACTGTTATGTATCTTGTAAAAGAATTTGAGATGAAAAAATCTGCTACTGCTTACAAGAGAGCATCGCAAGATAAAACTGGTGTCCTTGACCCATTAAAACTTAAAGACTACAAATTTTCAGATGATATCTTTAAAAGATTGACAATTATACCTGACGGTAAAAACCATGGTATGATTATGTTATTAGATTGGTCTGGATCCATGTCTGATACACTTGGTAATACAGTTGAACAGTTGCTAAACCTTGTTGAGTTTTGTAGAAAAGTAAACATACCTTTTGAAGTTTACTTCTTTACTTCTGAAAGAAGAGAAAAAGCTAAAAAGTCTTTTAATTATAAAGACGGTGATTGGATGTTTGATGACTTCAATCTTGTAAACTGTTTTAGTCACAGAATGAAAAAACAAGAATTTGAACAAGCATGTATGTATATGTACCACTTTGGTAAATACTTTACTCACAACTATACTTACACTAAAAACTGGAATGAAAAGGCTCAGATGTACAGATACGACAGCTTTGGTTGTCCTTCTTCATTGTACCTTGGTAATACACCATTAAATGAAGCGCTTGTATATATGGACAAGTTGATACCATTGTTTAAGCAAAAATACAATATTGAGAAGTTGACATTTATTACCTTGACCGATGGTGGTGCTAACTGTTTCAGAGGTTATATCAAATCAACTGGTATGTTAGATGACTATGGTCAGATTGAAAACAGAAAGTATGTTGGTTATGATGGTGTAAAAGTTATCAATCATGGTAAGAAAAAGATTGTACTAACTGATGAAACTTTAACTAGTAAACTGTTAAAACTTATTCAAGTAAAAAATCAATCTAACAATGTTGGTTTCTATATTCTTAAAAGAGTTAGAAGATGGGATATTGAACAGTATTGTGAGGGTGATTGGTTACAAAGAGAAAAAGAATACAACAAACTTAGAAAAGAAATGACCAGAGATAAGGCAATTGCTATCAATAAAAGTGGTTACAGTAAATACTTCTTACTTGATGGCAAAAAAATGAATGTTGAGAACTTTAGTTTCGATGATGCAGAAATTAAAAAGGCAACTCCTTCAGAATTCAAAAGACTATTTGGTAAATCAATGCAATCAAGATTGGTTTCCAGAGTTGTTCTAAACAAATTTATCAAGGAGGTGGCGTAAATGTCGCACCCTCTAGTCCAAAACCTAGACCAGGCAACGAAAAAAAACTTTAAAAAAAGTGAAAATAACGCTTGCCATTTGATAAAAGTACCTGTAGGATGGTACCGTAAAGTGAGAAAAGAAACATTTTATATTATTAACTAACAAAAGGACACATACACTATGTTAAACTTGAAACAAAAAGAGTTTGTCGATTACGCTCTAAAAACTTTCGGCACTAATGAGTTGACTACTGCTCAACTTAAAGAAGCTAATTCACATTTTGGTTGCAAGTATGCACCACAATGGTTGATTAAGAATACTGACTATAAAGTTGGTAAGTCTTTATTCAAATTGCCTACTGAAAACGAAAACGCTGTATCTACAGCAAAAGTTACACCTACAGAAAAGGTGTTGGCACCTCAAACCTCAAATACTGAAGCAGCTTATGTTGTTTCTAGTCTAGTTGGTAATATCGTACCACAAAAAGATAGTACATTCGTTTCGTTTGGTAACTATCCAGATTTAAAGTCTATTATCAAAAGCAAGATTTTCTATCCTGTTTTTATTACTGGTCTTTCTGGTAACGGTAAAACTTTTGGTGTTACTCAAGCATGTGCTGAGAACAGAAGAGAATTAATCAGAGTGAACATCACTATCGAAACCGATGAAGATGATTTGCTTGGTGGTTACAGACTTAAAGATGGTCAAACTGTTTGGCAGAATGGTCCTGTAATCGAAGCCATGGAGAGAGGCGCTGTGCTTCTACTCGATGAGATTGACTTGGCGTCTAATAAGATTATGTGTTTACAACCTATCTTAGAAGGATCCGGTGTCTATGTTAAAAAGATTAACAAGTTTGTAAAACCAGTTGATGGTTTCACAGTTGTTGCTACTGCCAATACAAAAGGTCAAGGTAGTGATGACGGTAAATTCATCGGTACAAATGTACTTAACGAAGCTTTCTTAGAAAGATTTCCAATTACATTTGAACAATCTTATCCTTCTGCTAAAGTAGAAGAGAAAATCCTAGTTAATACTATGGGTACATTCGGTAAGGTTGATAAAGAGTTTTGTCAGAAACTAGTAACATGGGCTGATGTAATCAGAAAGACCTACTTTGATGGTGGTGTCGATGAGATTATTTCAACTAGAAGACTAGTACACATTGTACAGGCTTACAACATTTTCAAAGCGAACAAAATGAAAGCTATTGAAGTGTGTGTAAACAGGTTCGATGATGACACTAAGAATTCATTTATGGAGTTATACAGTAAAGTCGATGCTGGCGCTACTGCTGAGCAGATAAGCGAAGAGGCTAGACAGGCTGATATATCTTCACAAGTGGATGAGGACGATGATGCCTCAGATGACAGCGATGTTATCTAATATCATCAAAACATAGTAGTGTCCTGGTGGGGGAGTAGTGTCCCCCACCAACCTTATTATAAATAACACTACTCAATTTAACGGAAAGGACAACATGGTATATGTTGAAGTAAGAAACGGTAACTTAGAAAAGGCATTAAGAGTGCTTAAGAAAAAAGTACAAAAGTCAGGCCTTCTCAAAGAACTTAGAGACCGTCAGCACTATATGAAGCCTAGCGAAATCAAGCGTGAAGCTAAAAAGGCTGGTATAAAGAATTATAAAAAGAAGATGAAAAAGTTAGAGCAGATGCGATAACTAGAGTTTCCCTCGCCTGTGCCTAGAATGATAAATAGGGGAGTAGGCAAATCGTAAGACCTACTGCGAGGAAGGGGTGACGCCAGAGTTTTAACACCTAATAGTCCACAGTTTGGGGGTCTGTGATAACAAAACCCCCACCTAATTCGGGCTCATTGGTCTTCGTAGCACTACGGTGATAGGCTTAGTAAGATAAGTTAGTATAATGAGGGTGAGACCTACCTCAGCCCACCAGAATTCAGGGGCGCTAGCGTTAACCTGAATGAGTGTTTTGGCATTTGCGCCTGGTTTTAACTCTGAACAAACTTAAGCTGCGGCTCGATTTTGGTAGTTTTTTATAGCCTCTAATATACAAAAAACTACCACTTGAAATATGATAGATAATGATTATATAAATAACTATGACATGCTCATTAGAGGTGTCGAATATAAACTTGCTTAACAAAGGAGATTAATATGACAAATCACAAAGCAATTCATTCAATTTTTACAGGACTAAGACCGTTTACCGTGGGGTTTGACGATATGTTTGAACATTTCGACCACATGACTAATCATCTACCTAGTCTAACAGCCAATAACTACCCACCATACAATATCGTAAAGACAGGTTCTTTAACATATGATATTGAAGTGGCGTTAGCTGGCTATGGTAAAAAGGATATCTCAGTAGATTTTGAGGATAATATTCTTAAAATCCAATCAGTAAAAAGTAAAGAAGAAAAAGAAGTGGAAGACAATGATGGTGTATTACATCAAGGCATTGCTAAGAGAAGCTTCTCTAAATCATTTACAGTTGCTGATGATATCGAAGTTAAAGGTGCTGAATTAAAAGATGGTCTTTTAAAAGTATCTTTAGAGAAGATTGTTCCAGACCATAAGAAAGCTAGAACTATCAACATTAAATAATAATTAGACTATTGGCGTCCTAGGCTTGACATTAGGACGCCTTTAGTGTATTATTGTAAACAATGAACAAATGCGGAGTTAGTATAAAAGTAACACACTTGGTTTCCAACCAAGAGAAGATTGGGCAGTACAATCACTCCGCTCCAAATTTATGCGAGTATAGCTCAGAAGTAGAGCGCTTCGTTGCCAACGAAGAGGTCGGGATTGCGAAATTCCCTACTCGCTCCAATATTTAATTATGAAGGATATAGAATGATACCAAAAAGAATACCCGATGTAACTTTCCAATGCCGTGTAGGTGATGAACAACCAGAAGAAGGTGGTTGCCCTATTGGTGGTGAGTATGTTGGCCTATCGTCAACTGAATTGTTTGGTGGTAAAAAAGTAATTTTATTCTCATTACCTGGAGCATTTACTCCTACTTGTAGTACATATCAACTACCAGGTTTTGAAGAGAACTATCAAAAATTTAAAGATGCTGGTATAGATGAAATCTATGTAGTGTCTGTTAATGACAGTTTCGTTATGAACGCTTGGGCAAAACACTTAGGCATAAAAAATGTTAAAGTAATACCTGATGGTAATGGTGAATTTACCAATGGTATGGGTATGATAACAGATAAATCCGATGTGTGTTTTGGTAATCGGTCATGGCGTTATGCATGTATCGTGAATGATAATGCAATTGAGAAATGGTTTATTGAACCTAAAGATAGTGGTGAAAATGACCCATATGGTGAAACATCTCCAGAAAATGTAGCTAAGCATCTTGGACTTGCCATTTGATGAGATATGATATATAATTAATTTTTTAAAGGAGAAATATATTATGAATATAAGTAGTGAAACAGTTGCCGTTCTAAAGAACTTTTCTGATATCAACCAAGGTATCGTTGTTAGTCCTGGTAACAAAATTCAAACTATCTCTACACTTAAAAATATTTTGGCAGAAGCTGAAATCGGTGAGAAGTTTGAACAAGAATTTGCAATCTATGATTTGCCTGAATTCTTACGAGCAGTTGACTTGTTTGACAAAGCAAGTTTGAACTTTAATGGTGGTCAAAAACTGACTATTAAAGATGCTAATGGTAAGCAATCAATCAAATATTATTTTGCAGATAAATCAGTTGTAGTGGCGCCAACAAAGCCTATTACAATGCCAGATAAGTTTGTAACATTCCAACTTACCAAAGAGATGTTTACTAAACTTATGAAAGGTGTTAACACACTTGGTCTACCAGATGTGGCCGTTGAAGGCGATGGTAGTACAATCAAGTTGATTGCATTAGACAAAAAAACTCCATCTTCAAATGATTATTCAATTGAAGTAGGTCAATCAGACAAAACTTTTAAGGCATATTTCAAAACTGAAAACCTTAAAATGATTATGGGCGACTATGATGTGGCGATTTCTCAAGCGAAGATTTCACACTTTGTAAACAGAAACCAAAAAGTACAATATTGGATTGCTGTTGAACCTGATAGTGAATTTTAAATTATGAAACAATTGAGGAGTATATTATGTCAGAAGAGTATTTGTGGGTCGAGAAATATCGGCCACGAAAAATTAAGGATTGTATCCTTACAGAAAGTCTAAAAGAAACATTTTCAGAGTTTCTTAAACAAGGCGAAATACCAAATCTGTTATTAAGTGGTTCTGCCGGTACAGGTAAGACTACTGTTGCTCGTGCTTTATGTGAAGAAATGGGTGCTGATTATATCATCATCAATGGTTCAGATGAAGGCCGACAGATTGATACATTAAGGCACAAGATTAAAAACTTTGCCTCTACAGTATCATTAACAGAACAATCAAACCATAAAGTGGTGATTGTAGATGAGGCAGACTATATGAATGCCGAGTCCGTTCAACCTGCCTTGCGTAACTTCATTGAAACATTTTACAAGAACTGTAGATTTATATTTACTTGTAACTATAAGATGAAGATTATACCTGCTTTACATAGTCGTTGTACTGTTATTGATTTTGCAATTAAGAATGGTCAAAAGGTTAAAACTGCCAAGGCATTTATGACTAGACTATCTGGTATTCTTAAAGATGAACAGATTAAGTTTGACCCAAAGGTTCTTGCAGAACTAATACAAAAACATTATCCAGACTTCCGTAGAACTATCAATGAACTTCAAAGATATTCTGTACGAGGTGAGATTGACACTGGTGTATTGTTTAATTTATCTGAAAGTAATACCAAAGAACTTATGTCTAGTTTAAAAGACAAAAAGTTTAATGATATGCGAAAGTGGGTTATCAATAACTTAGATAAAGAACCATCATCTTTATTTTCTACAATCTATAATAATCTATACGAGGCACTTGAAAAAAAATCAGTACCTCAAGCAGTATTAATTATTGCAGGTTATCAATACAAAGCAGCCTTTGTTGCTGACCAAGAAATCAATATGGTTGCATGTCTTACCGAGATTATGGCAAACTGTAATTTTAAATAGAGGGTGTAATGGTAAAAGGCATTGGTTACCTAGACTATTGTAAAGATAGACTAGATGAAGGCCATAGAACTCAAAAGACCAAAGACGGCACTGGCTATGAAGAAGCTGGTCAAGAACGATTTGTATTATACTTTGGCAGGTCACACATTAAAGATTTTGAAACAGGTGTACTTGCAAGAGGTGAATTAAAAATCGGTCAGGCCAAATTTCTTAGTGCCGTAATGCGAAGTAGAAACCAACCAGGAAATGATTTCAGATGTTATGTAGAGATTGTATTATCTTCAACATTAGAAACATATGAAGCGGAAGGTATTGTAAAAAAATTATACAAAGGCAGACGAATACAGTTAACACAAAATCAACAAGAACTATATAATATAAGAGATGACGAACTAGAAGATGTTGTAAATTTTGTATTGACTAAATTGCCTTTCAAACCGAAAGAGATTAAATATTATGTATGAATTGAAAGATTATCTAAACTCTATCAACTACAGTAAAGAACCTTTACTTGATAGTGAAGACACCGAATGGACTAAGAAGTATGCACCATTCATTATTAACAAGTGTGTATCTATGCATTATGATACCGTGATGAATGCTAATGAAATGAATGGTTATCATTTCTTACCAAAAACAATGCAATTTCATTATCTTATAAATAGTATCCGAAAGAAGAAGCGATTTGGTGGCAAGTGGTTATCACAAGCCAAACTAAAGGACATGGATATAGTGAAAGAGTATTATGGTTACAGTAACACAAAAGCAAAAGAAGCTCTCAACCTATTGTCTAACGACCAAATTGAAAGTATAAGAATAAACCTTTCTAAGGGTGGGAGAAAAAGAAAATGAGCGAAGAAATTATAAGTTGGTCGGCTAGTGATATGTTAGAGGTCACTATCTCACAACCAGATGATTTTTTAAAAATCAGAGAAACATTAACAAGGATTGGTGTTGCTAGTCGTAAAGACAAAACATTATACCAATCATGCCATATTTTACACAAGCAAGGCAAGTATTACATTACACACTTCAAAGAGTTGTTTGCCTTAGATGGTAAAAAATCTACTTTAGTAGAAAATGATATTCAACGAAGAAACACTATTGCATTATTACTACAAGATTGGTCATTAGTTGCAATTGTTGATACTAAAAAAGTAGAAGAAAAAGCACCACTAAGCCAAATTAAAGTATTACCATTTAAAGAAAAGAATGAATGGAACTTGACTGCTAAATATAACATAGGCAAAAAGATTGAAGGAACTGATGGCGGAAATGTTAGTACCAAAGTTTAAAGATTTTTTATCAGAAGCAAAAAAAGAACAACCTTTTCTAAGATTACTCATCGTAACAGATGAACCTGAAGA